TTGATGTCTCCTTCAGTATAAGCATATTCCTTATTTTCATAAATAAGTTTAATAACCTTATTTTGTTCTTCCAAAGTTATCATTCCTTTCTCTAAGATTATTGATAACCTCTTTTACATTTTCAAGGAATTTAATAGAAACATCTTTCTTATCTCCTGTATTAATATCAGTAAAAATACAGTTATACATAAGATAATACATATATGCATGCTGATTAGGATTAGTATTAGGATTATAATTAGCAGTCTGTTTACAGAAGGCAACAAAGAAAGCATTAATGTCTAATTCATCAAAATAATCAGCTGAATCTGAACTGATAGGGTTACCTTCATTATCTTTATTAAGATTCCTAAGAAGAATAGGAACAGCCATATCTATACCATAGATATTAAACTTAGAATCTTTATACTTCTGAAGGAAAGATCTATAGATCTTGTCAGGTCTTTCAAGATCATACTTCTTTATTTTGCAACTTTTTGCATATTCTTTAAGTGTTTCAAGATTATAACCTTCATCTACATTATCAAGAATAGCAACAAGTTTAGCTTTCTTTTCAGGATCTTCCATTTTATCAGCTGCTTCTCTATAAGCTCTAGATCTCTCTTCAGTATATCCTACAATAGATTCTGATAATTCTTTAGTACCTTTATCAAAAATCTCTTCTAATTCTTTAGAGAAATCTGTCTGAATACGATTTAATTCAATATTAGAAATAAATTCTTCTACAAGCTGCTCAGCAATCATATTTCTAAACTGATTACCTGAAGGAGTATTAAGAGGAATGGTTCCTTTTCTACAATAAGAATTGATAAGATCTCTAATCTTATCAGGAAGAGTTTTATAAAGATTAAACTCTTCTCCCTTCATCTTTCTATTTACAACATCAAGAAGTTGTTTAATAGATTCAGGATCAAGATCTTCATCTTTAGAGATTTCTTTATAAAGAGTTTCATTTTTATTATCTTTAAGATAATCTTTAAACTCTTCTTCAGAAAAAGGAGAATCATCTAATTTGATATCAGAGTTCTTAACTCTTTCTACCATTTCTTCAAAAGTCTCATCATCTTCAATCTCATTTTTTGGTACTTCTGCTACAGGAATATGCTCACCAGTTACAGGATTAACTGTTACATGCATATACTTCTTTTCACCTTCTTCAGGATCATGATCTTCCTGATCATTATTAGAAGGAAGTTTTGATACTACTTTAAGTTCTTCTGACTCTTCAACAGCTTCATCAAGAGTATTAGAAATCTCTTCTACCTGTTCATCAGTAAGAATAGTAGTATTTTCAGAAGCTTCTTTTTGCTCTTCTTCTTTAGCAATAGCAAAATTTAATAAAGCATCTGCTAATATATGCGCATCTTCTTCTGTAAGAGGAGTTTCTGCAGCTTTCTTAGCATCTTCTGCATCAATAGCTTCCTGTTTTAATTTTTCAATATTTTCAATCTTATTATTTTTATGAACCTGATCAGCTACAGTATAAAGATTCATATCAGGAGCACTTGCTAAAACTTCACCTTCAGAACTTTTAATAGATATATTCACGATTTTCCTTTCTCCTTTTTATGAATTAGCATTGCTATTTGGTTTTAAACGCTTAATAGCCTCACACATGCCATCATTATATCCTTCGAGATAAGATGTAGCTCTAAGATAATTTGTATCAGCAGTTACAGTAATACTTATTGTCTCTTCATCTTTATGCTCTTCCAAGTAATTATCTACTATTTTCTGATATTTGTCTCTTTTTGTTACCATTATTCTTTCTCCTTATATTAGAATTCTCCAATATTAACTTTTAACTGTGTCTGTGATTGGAGTTTAAGTTTTATATTAGTATATACACCAGATGATGTAGTAGGATCTAATACATAGATAGCATAATGATTCTTATAAATAGAATTTGTATCAGTAAATAATGAAGTAATTCTCTCAGCCATATTAGCATTTAAAATATATGATAAAATATTTTCAAATGTAATATCATAAGCAGACATATTATATACTATCTTATTTACATTTTGATGTATCAAAATCCATTTAGGATCAATATACTGCTTAGACTGATACATAGTATTATCTTTAATTCTATATGCAGTAGGATCATTATTCAAATACTCTGTAATCTGATCTACATTAGTAACTATATAATTGGTAAAGAAATCAATCATATGATCTGTAAATCTAGAAATAAATATATCATATAGAATAGAAGTAATACCATATAATTCTTCTATAGATAAAGAATCAATTTCAGGAGAATACTGAAGCTGGTAGAAATTACAAATAGAAGAAATAATTTCTTTATAAGTATCAGTTCTGCAATCATCAATTTTTTCTCTATAATCAGGAGCAGACTGATATACTAACTGAAATTGTCTTTCTAAAACATCTGCCATATTTGGCATAGGAGTATTAAAAGGTCTAAATCTCATTTTTAATGAGTCATTAACAACGTCAATTATATACTGAGATTCAAATCTACTTAGAATGGTTCCAATACCTGAATCGGTATCAATTGAACCAATATAACTCTGATACATTTTAAAATACCTCCCCTATTTTACTATAATACTTTTAACTGGATTTAAACATTCAATAGTTTTATTTACCATATCGATTTTAAATCCATTATAAATAAAAGGTTCTTTTTTATTTACTTTAATATTTTTAAATGCTAACTCATCCTTAATATTCTTTTCCATGGTTTCATCAAGATGGTAAATCATAATAATATTCTCCTTGAAAAATTATCCAAGTATTATACAATAGTTTTTTAAAATGTAATAAATAACAAGGGCTTTGGATCTAGAGGAATTAACCTCTAGATCCTTAGCTTTGATTATTATGGAGTGTTAACTATTTCCTGACAAAACCAAATTCAAAGTCACCTATTACCTCTCCTTCAATTTTATCATTATTATATTGTTTGAAATTATTTTTCTACACTTTATCCCACCAACTAGAAAGATTACCAGCTAATACAGAATGATTATTAGAAATGGTACCATCTTCATTATACATTTCATCATATGATACATCATCAAATTCATCTTCATTGAAAACTGAAGTTGGCAATTCTACAAAAGCACCATTTCGTCTATCTATTACCATTGATTCTTCTAGTCCATAGGCTTCACAATAAGCTTTTCTAAGAACAGAATCTCTCATCATTTCAGCATTAAGTTTATTCTGTTCATATTTTCTAGTCTCATCTTTAAACTGAGTAGATGTAATGAATTTAGAATTCTCTTCTACGAATTTCATTACTTGATCCATAGTAGAGCCTTCTTCATAAGATACTAAAGTTTGAGGATCTATTTTTTCTACTGACTCAATATTATCTTCAAGACTTAGTTCATCTAATTCAGTATCAGCATCAGTCTTAAGAGAGTTCTTCATAATACCGAAGTTCTCTGCAAGATTATGGCCATCGTACCATACATACAATGCCATTAGATAAGAGAATACCTGGTCATCATGAGACTTGTCTGAGTGTTCTACCTTACCATTTTTCTTGGTAACCATACCAGACATTTCTTGATGAAGAATTGGAGCAATGAATTTATCTTTATGATACATTACTCTCTCAAAAAGAATTTCTATAAGTCTATTTCTTACAGCAGGAGTTGAATATAAGCAGTATACTCTCATCTTCTGTTTCTGCTTAACCATCTGTATTCCATCAAATCTATCTTCAATAACTCTATCTTTAATTTCCCAATAGAGGTTTCTCTTTACAGATGTTTTCTTAAGCATAGCAACTACAGATGAACCATAACCACCATTGGTCTCTATATTTACTATAGCATTCTGCATATACTTAGTAACCAATTCATATATAACCATTGCTAAGTCATCTGCAGGAATAAAGTTACAGTTCATAGTAGCACCAACTTTGGTAGTCTTACTATCTATAACTGTAATAGCAGAAGCATCTTTATATGTACATCCAGAAACGTCAACTCCAATTATAGGAGGATAGTTAGTATCAATATCATCATAAATATTCATCTGATACTGACCAAATCTACCAAAGAATAGAGTTCTAATAGGTACTTTTAGATATGACTTAATTACATCAAGATCTTCAGTAGAGAAAGGACAATCTGTAGCAGTCTCAGCCCATTCAAGTAAAACTTCTCGTCTGATTGCAGGCCACTCTTTGTTCATTTCTCTTACCATTCTATTGAAGTACTCTGTAGTAGAACCTAATTGCTGGTAAGTATAAGAAATCTTAAAGAATGTAGAATCAGGATTACTATCTCTAAGGCCTATAAGTTTATCATAAGTATAATCATAGTATTCTTCTCTCCATTCAGTTGCATTATTACGTAATTCATAAGCAAATGAACCAGAATCTGTAAGAAGATCACCAGGTGTTGTAGTAAGTAGAATACCAAAAGGAG